GTATTAAATAAATCATAATTAACCAAGTCTCTTACACTTCTACCAAAGTCTGAAGCTAGTTGGTCTGAGTGTGATACAGTTAATATTTCATGTTGTGGATGTCTACCTACGTACCACGCAGGAAATAACTTTGAACATATTACAGATTTAGATGAACGTGGTGGAAGAAATACCATAAGTCTTTTTATTTCTCCACTTTCAACCTTTTGTAGTTTATCTGCAATGACATGAATATGTTTACCCATAATCCAATCAGGAACTAATGTGGGTGCAAACATAGCTATGAAATGTAGAAAGCTATCTTTAGATTGTTGTATTGCTCTTTGAAAATATAGTTCTCTAAGTTTAATTAAGTTTTCGTTTACTTGTAGCATTTGATATTTTACTTGTCCATGAGACAACAGGTGATTTATATTCTTTTGGTTTTACTCTTCTTTCAAAATCTAAAGGTAAAAACCAATATGTATTTCCCCTAATTATTTTTATCGCCAATCTGTTTCCTCGTCATCATCATCCCAATCTTCATCTTCTTCCTCTTCTATAATTACTGGTGGCTCAGGTTTAGGTTCAGGTCTAGGAAGTATTGGTTCAACATTTTCTATGTACCATTTAACTGGGCATCCTTTACAAACTGTATTCCATCCTGCCATAGTTAATATATATAATATCCATAATACAAAGAAAACTAAAAAGAAATAATAAATAACTTTTATACTATTTCTTATGAATGTTTTCCAGTTTGACAACATTTTCATAATGTTTTATCTCACGTTCTAATTCTTCAGGTGACTTAGTTGTAATGTCCTGTTTAATTTCTTGACGTTCAATTAACATACCTAGATGTTTACCTATAAACTCCATTGCTCTGTTTGCATTAGTTAGGTCATTTTCTGCAAGACCACGATTGTAAACATCCATAAACTTTTTTACAACTTCATTAATATTAACACTTACGTCTTTCATTGCATCTAATCTTATTTGATTACATCTTTCTTCTACTTTATCATTCTTTAATAATCGTTTAGCTTCAGCACGAGTCTGTGCATCATTACCTTTCTCACTATAACCTGCTGAACGATACGCAGTTAAGACATCACCTGTAGCTGTATATTCTAAACAAAACTTTTCTTGCATAGCTGATAGTCCACTAGGTAAAGTATTCTTTGCAAAGTTCTGATACTTCTGCTGTGCGTTCTCTAACATCTTTACCTTTTGTCCTTCAGGTAACTTTTTACTTTTCTTTTCTGTCATCTTGAGTCTCCTCTCTTCAACTCTACGCATATACTCACGTCTCATCTCAATTAAATCTCTACCTGCGTTACGTTTCTTACGAGTTGCTGCTGTTTCTTTAATTAAATCCCTGAGACCTGAATCATCTAAATGAGCATATAACAGATGTTTGGGTTGTTTTCTCATTATTGTATTATACACTATGTTGTGTTTATAAAAAAGTAAAAAAATAACTTGTTGATTTTAAATTTATATGATATAATAATGACTATGTTACCCAGGGTTAAAGGTATACCTTATGGGTTGACAAAATTACCAACACATAACTCTATAGTCTCTATTGCATCTCTCGTGCATTGCTGTGTTGGTCTATTCGCAGACTCCCCACCTAGTCAATATTTTGACACCAACTCCATTTTCTCCATAATTTTGTGGGGGTACCCTTTTTATATATATATGTGCATGTGCGTTTTGCGTGTCCCCCATGGGCATAATGCGTCTGTGCATATCTGTGTATGCGTAAGTAATCTCTTTTTTTGTTCTACATTCGTTCTATGTCAATTTCTTGACAGTTCTACTCTTGTTCTATGTCAATTATTTGACGATTCGTCTGTGCGTGACCTGTGTAGGTCTGTGTAGTGCTACGCAAGTGCATATAATGTAGTCTTCAACTACATTTTCTTCAATGTTTTCAATGCAATCATTATATAATACTACTGAATATTATGAAGTAGTATTATATATATATACATCTCTTGGTTTCCTCCCTTGTTGTTTCCCTTGCTCTCTTGCATCTAGGCAGATGGGCAAGGGTGCAACGCAAGTGAAACTCAGCGATTAATTTTTTAAATTAATACTTGACATACTAATTTAACTCAATTATGTTGAGTTATAACTAACTAAAAGGATTTAAATTATGTTTAATTTTAAAGCTACAACTTATCTTTGGATAAGTTTATTTTGTTTCTTCATGTGTATCACAAGTGGCATATGCCTATTGTTCGTAGAACCACCAACAAGTTTCTTAGATAGTTTTATGGGCTATGGGATTTGTACTGTTGCATTTTTTGGAATGGGAATTGCAAAAGGGCTTGAGTAATAAAAAATACTTCTGAATATAATGAAGAAGTATTTATTTATTAAATATTAACGACAAACTGAAAGGATTTGACTATGTCAAAAATTGATATTGTAGTTCAAGTAAGACTTGGATTTGGTATGAAAACTGAACCTAAAGGTTATACCATAAAAGAATTTGTAGAACTTCTACAACCAGAAACTTCACATAATGGCGACAGAAAATTTTGTAAAAAATTATCTGAAGGTTCTGTCATTCTTGAAACTTACAATGACTATTGTAAGAGAGTAGGGGAAACTAGAATGCATAATGCATTGGAGAACTATTTATATGAGTAATGGTACGATAATATATCAAGGTCAATCTTTGATTGATAACA